CAGTGGTAATGGGTCAACCACGGCGTTCACAATGACGGTGGCTCCTGCCAATACGTCTTCAATCATTGTTGCCATCACAGGTGTACTGCAAGACCCATCGACCTATTCTGTATCCGGCACAACTCTTACATTCTCTGCTGCCCCGCCGAGCGGTACAAGCAACATCAGCGTCAGATACCTTGGCATTCCAGCATCTGGGGTGACCACGACCGCCTACAGGACTGTGACTAACTTTACAGCGACCGCAGGACAGACCAGCTTCTCAGTCCCCAGCTACACCATCGGATACATTGATGTGTACAGGAACGGGGTGCGCCTTGTCTCAACAGATTTCACAGCAACAACAGGCACAACAGTAGTGTTGACAAATCCCTGCACCTTGGGTGATGCAGTGGTTACCGAGAGCTTCTATGTCAGCAGTGTGCTGAACGCAATCCCAAATACCGCTGGAAGCGTGTCTTCATCTAATATTGTGTCAGGGGTGGCGTTGACCAGCCCGACACTGACAAGCCCAGTCACAGCAGGTACGCCAACAGGGGTAGGTGTTCTTACATCAGGCACTGCTGTTGCCTCTACATCAGGTACAAGCATTGATTTCACCAGCATACCTAGTTGGGTAAAGCGTATTACGGTGATGTTTCAAAATTTAAGTGCCGCTGGAGTTAATTCTCGACTGCTAATACAAATTGGGGACTCTGGCGGTATTGAAAACACAAGTTATGTTAGCACTAGTGCTTATAGCAATGGCGGTGCTGGTTCGTCAAACTCAGAGACTACTGGTTATGTTCTGGACAACGGTGGTGGACAGCCATCATTGTTTGTTACAGGTACTGCTGTTATCACTTTATTAGATGCATCAACAAATTTGTGGGTTGCAACACACATGGCAGAATTGACTGTTGGTTACACAATGTTTGGCGGTGGTAGAAAAACACTCTCAGGCACACTCGACCGAGTACGCATAACCTCTGTAAACGGCACGAATACATTCGATTCTGGCTCAATCAACATTCTTTACGAGTAAACATCATGGCATTAACCCAAGTCGATCAAGGGCTGCTCAGTTCAACTGCCCAGTACACAGGCTTCAAGAACCGCATCATCAATGGCGCAATGGTGATTGACCAAAGAAATGCGGGGGCGAGTGTTACTCCTACAACAGACAACACTTATACATTGGATAGATGGACTGCAAAATTATCACAAGCGTCTAAGTATTCTGTTCAACAATCTTCAACTGTACCTGCTGGCTTTAAAAACTCATTGTTAATTACCTCTCTGTCAGCATATACAGTTGGGTCAAGTGAAAGTTTCTTTACTAAACAAGTAATTGAAGGGCTTAATGTTTTTGATTTAGGATGGGGTGCGGCTGGCGCTTCTACTGTGACTTTATCCTTTTGGGTGCGTAGTTCGTTAACAGGAACTTTTGGCGGTTCTTTGTGGAACAATGCTGCTGACAGAAGTTACCCATATAGCTATACCATTTCTGTCGCAAATACATGGGAACAAAAGTCCATAACTATTGCTGGTGATACATCAGGAACATGGCTAACTACAAATGGAGGCGGCATAAATGTAGGCTTTGCTTTTGGTGTTGGCGCTAGTCTAAGCACAACTGCTGGAGCATGGGCTAGTGGTTTTTATCCATCATCCACAGGCGCAACATCTGTAGTCGGCACAAACGGCGCTACTTTCTACATCACAGGCGTACAGCTAGAAAAAGGCTCAACAGCAACTAGCTTTGATTACAGGTCTTATGGCACTGAGTTGGCGTTATGTCAGAGGTATTTTGAAAAATGGGAAGCATCAGAAGGTTCTGGGGAAGTGGCAATGCTTGGTCAGGCAATATCCACAACATTAGTAGTTGCAGGCCCATTTTTCTATAAGGTAACAAAAAGAACAACATCTCCAACAATAACGTATTCTTCAAATAGCCATTTTAATTTTACTACCGCAACTAACTCTGGCAATCCTACTGGAACTCTTGATTCATCTATTGCAAATGCAAATTCAGCCAGACTTTTGGGGACAGCGGGTTCTGCATTATTAGTTGCTGGTAACGCCTGTTGTATCACCGCAAATACCGCATCAGCTTATATCGAAATTTCAGGGCCAGAATTATGAACTATCAAATTAAATCCACAATGTTTGGCGAGCAAATCATTAGGCTCAATGACAATGGTTCGTTGTCTCATATTCCTAAAAAGCAAGACAACACCGACTACCAAGCCTACCTAAAGTGGCTTGCAGAGGGCAACACACCGGAGCCAGCAGATGAATGAATTAGAAAAGAACCTTGCTGTGCATGAAGCCATTTGTGCCCAAAGGTATGAGTCTATTGAAAAGTCTTTTGCTGCAGGTGATAAACGCATGACCCGCATTGAGTACCTACTCTACATCGTCATTGGCGCGGTGTTGCTGGGTCCGGGGTTTGCAGGTGAGTTGGTCAAAAAGGTATTGGGGTTGTAAATTGATCCTCTCTCCATCCTCTTCGCTGCCAACGCCTGTGTCTCTGCTATTAAGCAGGGATGCAAGCTGTACAAGGACGCAAAAACGTCCTTTATGGAGGTCAAGAAGACAGTTGATGAGATTGTCACAGATGCAAAAGCAGTCAGAGGATTTTGGCAAAAACTCTTTGGAACAGAGCCAGAGCCAGTCACATCCAGGCCTGTGGCAAAAAAGAAAGAAGCCTACGTTGCAGTTGATGAAACGCAGGTCATGGCAGACATTGTCACCCAGCTTACAAAGCTCTTTAGGCTTGAAGAACAATTAGCAACACTTATACGGGAGGCAGAGGAACAGTCCAAAAACGTCTATGACCCAGATGCCAACTTGATGGAAGCCGCGTTGCAAAGAGTGATGGCGCAGCAGCAGATGGCAGAATTGATTGTGACGGTCAGGGAGACGATGGTGTATCAGTCACCACCTGAGATGGGTGCCCTCTACTCAAAAGTGTTCGAAATGAGAGAGGTCATTCAACTGGAACAAGAACAGGCAAGGTTGAAACAAGAGGCGCAGCAAAGGTACAAACAATGGCAACGACGGGAGGCAAAAAGAGACTTCCAAGCAAAGTCAGCGTACCTAATCGGGACTACCCTATTCCTCCTGTACCTTTGGTTCCTCCTGCTTCTCATAAATCGTTGGGGGAAGACATAATGGGTTGGGTAGCGGCATGTTTTCTTGTTGCCCTGCTTTTGCCTGTTATGGGTATGCTGTATCTGGACATCTTGGAAGCCAAACATGATGCCAAGGTGCAAATTGAGAAGATGGAAAAATTGAGAAGAGAACTTGAAAAGGAAAGAAGAGATGCAAGTCCCGATAGACCCAAATGACAAAACAGTCAAGCACTTTATTTATTACTTTGCTTGGTTCTGGGCAATTTCATCTGTCCTCTACTTCTTCTGTGTGACCTTCATCACACTACCAGAAGGTGGTCGTGATTTTGCCAACATCATTTTGGGCTTTCTGTTGGGTACAGCGGTTGCTACAATTATTTCGTTCTTCTATGGCTCAAGCAAGTCAAGTAAAGACAAGACTGAGGCCATGATGAAAGCAGATGATGCTAAGCCTGTTTAACCCCTGGGTGCTTCTTGCAATTGTGCTTGCCATGCTAGGGGCGTTTGGGAGTGGTTATTACAAAGGAGAAAAGGATGAGTATGATCGTAGTCAAATTGAAATTGCTCGCCTCAATGCTGAGGCTAGACAGACTGAGCAGCGTATGGGTGAGGTTGCGAGAACGTATGCAGAAACGCTAAGGAAGTCACAAAATGTTGCAAAAGTTAAAGAAGACAAGTTGCGTAATGATATTGTCTCTGGCAAGCTCAGGCTGTTCGTTCCTGTCCAAGCCCCCGAGTGCCCCGTACCAACCACCGCAGATTCCCCCGCTTCCAGTGGAAATACAGAAACTAGAGCCGAGCTTGACCCAGGAATTGCTCAAGCTCTTGTCGATCTCACCAGCAGGGGAGACAGCGCCATCCGCCAACTCAACACCTGTGTTGACCAATACAACCAAATGAGGAACTTTAAATGAAACTGTCCCCCTCTTTCACCCTAGAAGAATTGACCCACACAGATCATAGGGAGTTTGACAATACCCCCAACGACGCTGAACTAGCAAACTTGGTTCGACTGGCTGAGTTTTTAGAACAAGTGAAAGTTCTTGTAGGCGGTAAACCTGTTGTGGTCAACTCAGCATTTAGGTCAGCAGAGGTTAATAGGGCGGTTGGCAGCTCAGACAAATCTCAACACCGGAAAGGCTGTGCTGCTGACATTCGAGTAATTGGTATGACACCAGATGAGGTGGTTTCAAAAATCATAGAATCTGATATAGAATATGACCAAGTGATCCGTGAATTTGACCGCTGGACCCATGTTTCCATTCCCAATAGCGAGGGTGTGCCAGCTCGTCAACAGGCGCTAATCATTGACAAGCAAGGCACACGCGCTTACGCGTAAGGACAGACCATGCCTCAGGCAATGACATTTACATCCCTCAAAGATGACGTTCGCAGTTATCTGGAGAGGGGTGCTTCAGCGGCAACAGACCCCCTTGTCTATGCCCAAATTCCCAAACTCATCAACCTTGCTGAACGCCGTATTGCGCGTGATTTAAAGATACAGGGCTTTCAAACCGTTGTCACCTCAACCATGCAGGCAAGTGTGGCAGTGGTGCCCAAACCCGACCGCTGGCGCGAAACAATTTCTATCAACATAGGCACCGGCACAACCAACAATGTGCGGACAGAGGTGTTTGGCAGATCGTATGAGTATTGTAGAGCTTACTGGCCTAATCAAACAGAAACAGAAACCCCCGTTTTTTACGCAGATTATGACTACAAGCATTGGCTCTTTTCGCCTACGCCTAACTTTGCCTACCCCATGGAAATTGTCTACTACGAATTGCCTGCCTTGCTTGATGACAGCACACAGACAAATTGGTTGACAGAATACGCTCCTAACCTGTTGCTATACGGCACCTTGCTTGAAGCCACCCCATACTTAAAGAACGACGAACGCATCCCCACATGGATGAATTTCTATCAAATGGCAGCATCCTCCATTAGTCAAGAAGATGATAAGAAAATCATTGACCGTGGTAGTGCAAGACAAGAGGCATAACAATGACTGTTTACACCAACATTTTTGGCGGGAGCAATATTGCACCAGCTGATTTTTCTTACTCAGCCGTCACCCTAACTGACGCCATCACCTATTTTAGTTGGCCTGTTGAAGCATCAACAGGTACCAACTTGGTTGCTGGTATCATGGATGTGTCTCAAAGTTCTGCAAGCCGTCAACTCCGCTTGCCCTCCGCCATGGAGGTATCCACAGGCACAGCCATTTTGTTCAACAACACAGGTGCCTACACCTACACAGTAAACGATTCCACAGGCACGCAGTTGTTGAGTAGCACAGTGGGCACTACCTACCAATTGTATTTGACGGACAACTCAACACCTCAAGGCACATGGCGTGCATTCCAATACGGTGCTGCTGTATCTACTGCAAACGCCGCCTCCCTTGCAGGTACAGGCATTGTGGCACTTGGCTCAGTGTTGTCGCAGTCGATGCCAGTTATCAGTTTTTCAACCAACATTGCTATTACCACAACTTCAAGGGCAGATACGTATTTGTGGACAGGCGGTATTGGCACATTGACTCTGCCTCTTGCCTCAACCGCTGCTGACAACTGGTTTGTGCAGGTTAAGAATGCAGGCACAGGCACCTTGACCATTACCCCTGTTGGTGCCAACACCATCGACCTTGCCTCAACCCTTGTACTACAACCCCTTGACTCTGCCATCGTCTTGACCAACGGCATCGACTACTACTCATTGGGATATGGGCAATCTGCGCTTTTTGCTTTTGATTATGTGACTGTAAACGTGGCTGGAACAGGCAACTACACCTTGTCTGGCTCAGAATTAAACCGTGTTGCCTACAACTTCACAGGTGCATTGACTGGCAACCGCAACGTCATTGTACCCAACACCATTCAGCAGTATTGGGTAACAAACAACACAACAGGTGCATTTACTCTTACCCTTAAAACCGCGTCCTTGTCTGGACAAATTATTAACGCTGGTTCATCATCCATTTTGTACAGCAACGGTTCACAGGTAGTGGATGCAGACACAGGTGGTATCTCGTTGCCGTTGCCTATTACACAGGGTGGTACAGGTGCAGTGACTGCTGCTGCCGCTGTTGTCAACCTTGGCCTCAACCCCTTGGATGGTGGAAGTTTTTAATGGCAACAAGTCCTGTAGTCATCAAGTCACTTGCCGGTATCAAACGGGATGGGACCCGGTTTGATGGTGATTATTATGTTGATGGGCAATGGGTTCGGTTTCAACGCGGGTTGCCAAGAAAAATATTTGGCTACCAAAATGTGACTGACTATTTGGCTGAAGTTTGTAGGGGCTTGAAGACATTTACTGAAAACGGTATCACCTATGTGCATGTGGGAAGTGCCTCTTACATCCAGCTACTCACATTGAATGAGGTGGCAAGTGCAAGTGCAGTACAAGACAGAACACCCCTCGCCCTTACTCAAAACGTCAACAACCTGTGGCAATTTGATGTTCTGTATGACGCTATCAGTTTGGTGCCAAGCAACAAAATTGTTGCTCAAGTAGCCCCCAACGCAGGTTCTTTGTCCAATACCACAGATGCACAGCTTTTCTACGGTGACCTGCGCACCACTGACAGGCTAACCCAACTCACCTTGCCGTCAGGAGTAGATGGGTCGGGAGGCGTTTGTGTACTACACCCATACTTGACTATTTTTGGAAAAGATGGCTCAATTGGCTGGTCAGTGCCGGGCAACCCAGCCGATCTTACCGGCACAGGGTCAGGAAATGCTCGTATTGCGGCACAAAAGCTGGTACGTGGGTTACCCCTAAGGGGCGGTCCAGGAAATGCCCCAGCGGGCCTCTACTGGTCGCTAGACGCTGTGGTTAGAGCATCATATGTGGGCGGCACACAGATATTCCAGTTTGACACTATCAGTTCGAACAGTTCCATTCTGTCCGCTGCCTCTGTCATTGAGCATGACGGTGTTTACTACTGGTGTGGTACTGACCGCTTTATTTTCTTCAACGGCGTTGTCCGTGACCTGCCCAACAACCTAAACATCAACTGGTTCTTTGACGGTCTTAATCGTGAAGCAGCACAGCGAGTGTTTGCTTTTAAAGTGCCTCGCTTTGGTGAAATCTGGTGGTGTTACCCAAGAGGCACAGCAACGGAATGCACACATGCTGTTATCTACAATGTGCGTGAAAACATCTGGTATGACACAGAGTTGCCTAATGATGGGCGGTCAGCAGGGGAGTTTGCAACCACTTTTGGCGCACCTTTTTTGACGGGTGTCCAACTCAACACCTCACGCATTGCACCTGGCATCAGAACCACACAAACAGGCCTCATTCGCACCACACAAGATGGGAATGTCCGTATCACATGGGCTGGTAACAGCTACAAGTTGTGGCGGCATGAGGTGGGGGTGAACGAGGTGGACATTAGTGAGATTAACGCTGTTGAGTCATTTTTTGAAACAGCAGATTTGAGTGCACTGGTTACACAAAACCACGAAAAATCACTGCGTTGCACCATGATTGAACCAGACTTTGTGCAGGTGGGCGATATGTCAGTTGCCATTCACGGGCGGGCGAATGCAAGGTCGGTGGAGGTGGAAACAGAGCCGCATGTGTTTCCAGACAACGCAACTACACCGTATGAGCAGGTGGTGTTCTTTAAAGACATTAGGCGTGAAATGCGGTTCCGGTTCACCTCCAACACCATCAATGGTGATTATCAGATGGGACAAGTAATTGCGCATTTGGAAGAGGCAGACGGCACTGTACTTGGGGGTGTCACTTGATCACCTTACCCGTTATAATCGAATTGCGGGATTGGGCAGATCAATTGGCATTGGACTTGGCAGAATACGCGCCTATTCCACGACTTGATGATGAGAGTGAATGGCAGGAGTGGGGAGTGGCGTTTTGTGCCCTTTCAGGTATTAGTCAAAAAAACCCACCTAACCCACTAGCTTTTGATGATTGGCGTGAATGGGCAAGTCGGTTTGTGCAAGCAGTTTCATAAGGTGGATGTATGCAAGTAGATAGTAAGCAGCAGATGCTTGAGGTGGGGCAAATATTGGAAGCTGAGTCACAGCAAGGTGGTGAACAGGTGCCTTTGGAACTGTCCAAAGCAACCTTTGCCAAACTTGCCTCAATGCCTGACAACACACTTTTGCGTTACGGCAACACTATTTTTATTTGCATGACAGCACCGCGGGACACAAGTATTGCTAAGGTAGTGGTTATCAATGCAGATACAGCACCCAATGTGGCAACTAGTTTTATGCAACTGTTTGACAATGCAATGAAAAAAGGTTGGATGCAATTGCAAATCACAACCGATGACCCAACCATTTTGTCTGCCTTGCAAAGTCTAGAACAAAAGTACACCATCAAAATGACAGAAGGCATAGAGGGCACAACAGTTGTGGGTGTGCAACTCGGGGCCTCACAACCCGCTTTGGGATTAGGAGCACAGTATGGGATGGCTTAAGAGTTTTGTTAGAAACCCAGTTGGCACTGTTTTAAATACAGCCAAGGAAGTGGTTACAGATCCTGGCAAAGTCATCAACGACATTGGCAAAACAATAGACCAGTCTATTATTAAACCTATTGAAAATGACCCACTAACTTTTATTGTGGCAGCGGTCGCGTACTCCTACGGCATACCGGGGCTAGAGTTTGCAGGAGCGGGCTCAGCAGCATCTGTGGGTTTTGCAACTACGGGGTCAAGGTTGGCACAGGGGGATGAGTTTGACCAAGCGGTAAAGAAAGGTGTCATT